CGATACGGACCACGACATTATTTTTGCCGGTATCCAATCGGTCCACAAACGAGCCACCGAAATTGGCCATATTGATCTAATCATTATCGACGAATGCCACCTGGTTCCAAAATCCGGGATGGGAATGTATTTGCGATTTTTGAAAACCATGGGCGTGCTAAATTCTAAAATCCGCGTCGTGGGATTAACAGCCACGCCTTATAGGCTTAATTCTGGCTCCCTGACCGATGGTGACGACCGATTATTTACCGACGTGGCATATGATGTTGACGTTATGCAATTGGTTAACGACGGTTATTTATCTCCCCTGGTGCCAAAGGCCATGGATAACGAATTCGATCTTTCAGAGATAAACACCAGAGCGGGTGACTACAAAACCGATCAACTGCACGCGCTAACCGACAACGACGCCCTGGCACGAATGGTATTGGTTGAAATTCTAGCCTATGGCCGCCAGCGAAAATCTTGGCTGATCTTTTGCACCGGTGTTAACCATGCCGAAAAAATGGCCGAAATTATCGCAGAACATGGCATCACCACGGCGACAATTACCGGGGCCACGCCAACCGACGAGCGCGATTATATCCTGGACCGATTTAAAGCCGGCCACATTCAGTGTTTGACCAACTGCGACGTGCTGACGACCGGGTTTGATGCGCCGGCAATTGATATGCTTGTCTTTTTGCGCCCCACTCAAAGCCAGGGGCTATATGTCCAAATGTGCGGCCGTGGGATGCGCCTTGCTGAAAGTAAAAACGATTGCCTGGTCCTAGACTTTGGCGGCAACACTCAACGCCACGGACCCATTAACGCGCTTAATCCACAAGGCGAACAACGAACAAAGGGAAGCAAAGCAACACCACCGTCTAGGACGTGCCCAGTTTGTAAAACCATTATGGCCGCGTCTTGCACTAAATGCCCCGAATGTGGCCACCGCTTCCCGCGCGATATCACCCATGACCAAACCGCTAGCACGGCCGCTTTATTGGTGGATTTGGCTTTGCCTGTCGTTAAAAAACACGAATGGCATGACGTGCATGACATCACCCTATATAGGCACAAGAAGCAAGGCAAACCCGATTCCGTGCGCGTTAGTTATCACACAAGCCAGGGAAGGTTTTCAACTTGGGTTTGTCCTGGCCATGGTGGTTATGCCGCCGACAAAGCTAAAGAGTGGGTTTCTTTGCATTTCCCTTATTACGAAAACGACCTTGATACAGACTTTATTTTAGGTTGCATGAAGCACTTAGAGCAACCCAAATCTATTCGCGTCAAAGAAAGTGAAAAATACCCAAATGTGACCGATTATGACTTTTGTGAATATCGAGAAGAATTACCTTTTTAAACCTAATAATGCTATTTGAACCTAACTATAGAGAAAATTGACAATGCTTAAATCATGGACCCAAATGAACAAAGAATGGTTTGCCGAGGGTAGCCGCCCACCAAAGGCAAGCTGGATTGAATTGATTAGAAGCGGTGCCGTAAATGGGAAAGTGATAGCCAGCACGCCCTATATAGAGGACGACCATTTTGCCAGCCAGATTGAAATTAGCACTTCGCCCAAGGTTGAAATTCTATGTTTATTGGATTAGCATACAAGTAAGTAAAACTTACTTATCGGGTGATTAACATGGCTAGACCAAGAAAAGCACGCTTTTATAACGGCGTCGAATTAGCAAAAAACCTTTACACTGACCCTAAGAAACGCCCGACCTATTGGTTATATATACGCCAGGATGGTAGCAAGAAAACTTTTCAGGCGGCCACTGTAGAGGCGGCCAATGTGTTAGCCGAACATAATAACGTGATGGCAGCCACCCATGTTTCTAGCCCCAAAAAAGCCCACTCTAAAAACACCGTGGCGCTCTATGCGGCCGAGTTTATCGTCTGGCGTGAACAAACTTCGCCGGACCTTGTGGAAAAATCAAGCTGGAAAAATAACCGGGTACACCACTTAATCAACCTGGGCAAATACTTTACCAAGGGTTTAACCTCTTTAGATAGAAACGACATAATGATTTGGTGGGATACGCTAACACCACACCAGCAAAAATCTCGCCATGCTGAATTTAGGCGCTTCTTTAATTACCTAATGGGGCGTGATCTGGTGCCAAAGATGCAATATAACCCGTTTACCACCAACGACGACCGGCCCAGGCTTTATAGGGCGTCTATACCCAAACGCAAGAGCCAACGGTTAACCCTAACGTCGTTTTGGACCGTCTACCAAGCCGCTGGCCACTTGGGCTTTGAGTGCTTACAAATCGCCATGGGGATGAGCCTAACCACGTTTATGCGCGAGGGTGATATTTGCAGCCTTAAATTATCGGATAACTTGGAAGATAATTTGCTTAAAAAGGTAATTGGTAAGTCCCTGGCTCAATCTGGCGAGGCAAAGGCGTCGCGGCTGCAATGGAATGTTGGCAGTTATGATTTATTGCGCCAGTTATTGCACAAGGCCAGAAAGTCATCATTAAGGAACGGCGCTTGCCCTTATGTTATTAGCCACACACCAACCGTTAGGCGTGTCGGGAAAACAAAGGAGCATTACGCCCAGGTTACACCCCGTCGCCTAGTAGAAATGTTTGACGAATCGCGCACCTTTGCCGGCTTTACTGGTGAAAACCCACCCGTTTTCCATGGCGTGCGCTCCCTGGCAAATGCCATAGCGTTTGAAGCTGGATATGGCCGGGAACAAATACAGCAAGTTAACGCCCACAAATCGATTGATACCCAGTTAATTTACCAGGACGGGCATAGTTTGCCGTTTGATAATGTCCAGGTAGAGTTTACCGCAAGCCAAATTGGTGGCTCTTTTAATTAAATATAAGGGTATTTTGCCTGGCCGCTATTAATATGCGGCTTTTTTTTGGGCATAAAAAAACGCAACTGGTTAGTGTCGCGTTTAGATAAATGGGTTTTTGTATAACCAAGCGTTTGTGCTACTTGGTCAAATTAACGATTAGTTTTTCTCCAGTTTTTCTCCGGTTAGTAACCACTATCGCTGGACCTACTAAGTATGGTGGAGCCTAGCGGGATCGAACCGCTGACCTCAACACTGCCAGTGTCTAGGGTAGAGAAACTAACTTATTGTTTTATATAGGTTTTTAAAGTTTGCTGGAGAAGAAATATATAAAATAATTTGATTCCCTGCAACAATGTCGCCCTGGTTATTTCTTGGCAAACAACTGTGTTAGCTTTTGATAACCAACAGACGCGGCAACCAGGACCGCCAGGGCTTGTTTATACCAATCGGGCATTAAGTCCAAAACCCTAAAACCTTGCTCCACATAGGGCACCGCTGATGGCACAAATGCAAGCACCAGGGGGATGGAAAACAGCAAAGTAAAATATTCGTCTTTCCAGCTTTCACCGCTATTTTTCGCGTGTATTTCGTCCCAGGTGCCCGTTTGTTTTAGCTTCTCCTGGATGGCATTATTTCGCCCCTCGATCTCCGCTTTTTTGTTGTCCATTTTACCCTGTAGAAAAGTCCCACCGACACCGACCAGGGTTTTAATTAATGCAAACATTTTAATAATCTCCTGATCGAATCATTGTTGTGATTTCTTTTGCCCTGGCGGGTGTTTGGTTTGCCCAATTGCTTATTAAAAATTCATCGGCCGCCAAATCATAATCGCCATTTTTCATATGCGCCAGGCTCATTTTAAACTTTTTTAACCGGGGCAATCCTAGTTGAAAACAGATATTAATCATTGCATCTTTTCGCACTTCATCCAATTCAGAGAACCAGGAGAACGCTCGGATTAATTCTGCACTGACTCTTTTTACATCGTTTGACAAAAGGTAGTCTATCTCATCGCTAGACAAGCCTAAGCCCCCGGAAGGATCAATATTGCGCCCCACTCCAATGGTGATCTTTTTGGCCGTGCATTTATAGGCGTGCGTTTCGACGCCCTCATGCTTTCGCAACATTTCAATAATCATTGTCATTTTTAAACATCTCCATTCAAATAAAACCAGATTGCGGCCGCTCCTGCGCCCAGGATAAAAAGACCTTTTCGCACGACGCTTTCGCCCACCTTTTGATAAAACCTGGCATAAGCAATTTCACTTGCCCTGGATGCAATTTGCTCGATTTCTTCGTCGCTCAATGGCTGTCTGTTTTCCATTTAATATGGCCTCAAATATAAAGCGACGCCAAATAATGACGCCATGATAATTAGCAAAATACCCATCACTTTAATGCCCAAATTAATGTTTTCGGATAACTGTTCTTTGCGTCGATAATTTTCGCGCGCTTGTTCTTTTATTGCTTCTTTTCTGGCCCTGGCGGCTTGTGCCTGGAATGATTGCCAATCGTTCCACATTCCTGCCCGGCCGCAATAAATCATAAATGTTTTTAATTCTGCTTCTTGCGCTTTTATTTTTTCTAGTGCCAAAAATTCTTCTAGTTCATTTTTTGGACCCGTAGAATTTTCGACCCTTTTTGCCAGGGCGC